TCAACCGTGTAACACTGTAACACTTTCATTAAGTGGGGGAGTGGTTTTACCAGATGGTATAATATATTTAATACCACCACTTTCGCTCTTCTGGATAATTCTCAGACCTTGATTTCTTTTTAGCATATCAGCTAGTATAAGCTCCTTAACATACCCACTAAAATTTGCATCTCCAGTATGCTCTAAGATTTTCAAATCCTGTTCATTAGTGATGTTAAATGATACTGATTTTATTACTTTGTTTTTGCTCATCTTCTCACTCCTTTATTTGATTTACTATATGGTATGAGCGCTAATACCAGGTTATGTTAAAAGAATGCCTGTCTATCCAAATTAAATTTATATAAAAGCATGAAACCAATTTAGGAAGGTGAACAAAGATGTTATGTAGAATTATCTAGCTAGGTGATGGTTATAAAAAAATTTGGGGAAATTAAAAAACTAAAAAGCAATATTGGTAAATTGATGGATGAATCTCCTTATAAGAGAGAATTCTTTCAGAAAAGATACAAAAAGACACCTAATACCATTTCTAATTGGTGTACGGGTAGAAGTAAGCCTTCAGCCGATGAACTGTTCGATCTAGCAGAATTATTGGATTGTAAGGTTGATGATTTTTACGAAAGAGTGGAAGAGAATGAGGATAACAATTGACGTACACATGATTGTAAATGGTATACGTTCGATGAAGTGTGGAGAATTTAACATAAGAAAATCAGAAGATATTCCTAGATTTGCCCATGATTGGATCAAGAGCATTAGAATGGAGACAGGATATTTTGGGAATCAATCAATTATTGAAAAAGTAATCTTCAATGGTAAGCATGATATAACACATCAAGTAAAGGAAATTGATAATGCTCCCATTCCAGATTTAGATTTACTGTGGTAATAGCCCTCTCAGCCGGCGAGAAGGGTTTATTTTTTTGAAACCAAATAAAGGGAATAACGTACATATAGCGAATTGTTATGTTTGGATATATAGAGGAGGAATATGAGCATATGAAAATTATTAAAGTTTTTATTATCGGTTTTTTATTATTATTAGCTGCTTGTGGAAGTGAAGAAGTTTCTAATAAGAAAACAACGTTTGAATTCTCTGTCGAGGATTTAGAAAATAGAATAAAGGAAGCTTTAAAGCAAATGGGAAGTGAAACTAATTTAAAAATGATCTCTAATGAAATAAATGAAGATGGGGAATATGTTATTACACTATCCGATAAAATTTATTTTTTTATACAAGTTGATGATTCTAAAAATGTTACTAAGGTTACACTTGCTGCATTATCGGATGCTTTTCTTTCTGAGAAAAACGATTTGATGTTTTCCTTTTTATTATTAGTTGGTACAGTAGATGACTCTTTGGTTGCTGGGGAACGAAGCAAAGTAGTTAGTAACCTCAGATTAAATGACAATACTGTTAATATTCTAGATCATCTTGAAGTATTTACTTTTAATGAAATTGAATATACCTATAAAGGTAGTTCAGAGGACCATATTATTTTACAAGCAATACCAAAATAATAAAACTAAGCCCCTCCAAACGGAAGGGCTTTTTTCTTACTTTGGATAAGAAGCGTAGTGTTCATAAATCGCAATCTTTTCTGGAGTAGGTGCAGATAACTTCTCCCCAGCAAGTGCCTTACGCTTGATTTCTCTAATTAAATCTAAATCTGGCTCCTTTTTTACTGGAGTAACGAAAAGAGCTTCCTCTGAATTTCTACGATTCTGTAAACCTTTATAGACCTTACTGTCAGCTTTTACCCATCTATCGAATTCTTTTGCAGCTTTATCAAATTGCTTTTTATTAAGATATTGGAGTAAGGTAGATTTTTTTAAAGCTCCCACGCCTAGATTGTAAGCAAAGGAAACTAAAGCATCAAACTGGTTTTGATTAATATCCACTTTGACTAGTTTATTAACCCCATCCACAAATCTTTGTACATCCTTATTAAATAAATCATCCGCCTGTACTTGGGTAATAACTTGTCCCTCTTTAACATTACCTGTATGACCAAAACCAATCGTCCAAACTCCCGCAGGACATTTATAAGCCTTTAATCTACAACCTTCATATTTTTTGATTAAGTTCGCTCCAACCTTAGATAATTTCATCATTATTTATCACCCTTTCTTCTTTTCGTTTTTCGGCTCTACTGATTTTCGAATCTATTTCAGACCCAACCCATTCAATCAGTTTTTCTAATATCTTAACGGGTACCCAATCAATCCAACCTGCTCGAATGGTGTTTGCTGTCATTGATTGAAGAACGTGATAAAGTACACCAAAGGACAATAATCCAAAGAATATCCCTGGTAGCCTTGAGGCGATATCAAGTAAGTGACCGCCAGCTGGAAGTAAGAGAATAAAAAAAGTACGGAATACACCATCTATTCCATACTTGCTTGCATAAGTATTATCCTTTTTAGATGCCCGGATCCCTGTTAGCCAATCCATGAAAATAAAAAATGCAACAGCAGCCATTAAAGCACGAACGGTTTCACCATCTCCATATAGATTTTCAAATAACGGTGTGAATAAAGCTCCTGCTACTGCTGCCCAAATTCTTTGTGATTGTTCCATTTCGTCACCATTCTCTCAAATAAAATTAGCACCGATCGGTTCGAGGCTAAACTTAAACAATATGAAAAACACGCTTTTTAATAAGCGTGCCAATTTAGTCTTAAATCAAATGTTTCAGTAGTTCCACCATTGTTATAGAATACAAGCTTTAAAGAAATGATTTCCGCATTTGCTGGATCCGGGACTAAATCAGCATCATACAACATCGAATAAGATTTATTCCACACTCTTGGATTTAGGATGTGTATACCATACGGCGATAGGTTTCTACGCCCTTGAACGTGAGCCCTGACACCATCAACATCGGTAAAACTACCAAATATAGGCCTCCCTTTACCATCTGCATCATTAGCGGCTTTTCTACCCACAGTTAAGTTTGCCCCATAATTATAGTTATCGTATTCGGTACCATCATAGATGGATATAGAAACGTTTGCTGAACGTTTACCTTTACCTAATGGAATATAGTAGGTTTTATATTCACTAGGTCCACAAGATACATTTTGGATTTGAGTACCATAAGGAGTGCCTCCAATTATGATTTCACCATCTTTGACCCTGACTAATCTTTCATCACGATAGCGAATATCATGGTAAATTTTCTCTTTAAAAACAGGAATTCCATTCGAGTATTCCTTTGTATCGTTTAACATACCGTCTGGTGATTCCGTCCCATAACCTACTAATAAATAACCGATTCGCACACTTCCTGCAGGTGGATTCGGTGGGAACACCTTCCAACCGCCACTTGTTCCAGCATTTGCTAATCTCACAACTCCGGCTGAATCGACATATAAATATCGAAATTCCCACCCGTCAAAATCACCTTCATTAGCACCAAGCTGTTGATTGTTAAAACGCGTTTCAGGAATAACAAATTTCTTGTTATTTGGCAAAATAACAGTCATTGGAGATACGACAATATCCCCTGTAGGTCTTATCCATCCACTTGTAGCGGTCATTGGGCTAACTCTATTCTGAATGGTAATAATGCCTCCATCGGCTATTCCATATCCCGCGATTTCTTGTGTTAGCAATCCCTCTTCATTCACAATAATCTGGCCAAACTTATCTTTAATGTAAATTTGACCATTTTGAACTGCTGTTTTCGTACCACTATAATTGGTATCAGCATACTGTTGAGCATTAGACTGGCGAATAGCATTAATTTTGTTAATTAAAATAGACTTAGTTGATTGTACATCTTCAAACTTAAATTTCACATTATCCCTTTGGGAAGCAATTATAGATAAGGGATAAGTCGATTGGTCAATCCAGCTGCTTAATACAGTGGATAAATCCAAGAGTGCTTTCGAATAATTGTTTTTCTCAGTAGTAATTCCAAGTGAAGTAGAAACATTAAGTAAATCTGTACTTTCTGCATTAACCTGGTTAAGTGAATTTTTTAAGGTATTAGCTTCAGCCCTGGTCAATTGATTGTCTGCGGAAAACAAATCAATATCATTTTCTAAATTACTTAATGTCTGATTTACTTCATCAATGTCTGTATTAATTTCTAGATACCTTTTATTTGCATATCTCTCGAAGTTCCTTTGACGTTTTTTGAGACTGACAAAATCATCAATAGACGTTTCAATGAAACTACTTAAAGTTACAACGGATGGACGTTTGCTTAAAGGGAATCTCACTAAGTCCACTACTCTAGATCCAATGGTTTGAATATTGAATGGTAAATGTGTAAGGGTAACTTCATCCCCTAAATTAATTTCTTCCCCATCAAAACCTAACTTTTTCATTTCATAAAAATCACACTGGTAAGCTAGGTCAATTTTGTCATTTTGGCTTAAGAACTTTTCGCCTTCGCTCAGCAGCACATTAGGATCTTCTATATCATCAAAACGAATATCTGCACATTTAGGTCTACGGTAAAGTCCAATATTTGGAGAATCGATGTATTTCTTACCGGTAATACCTTCAATTGTCAATCCATCTTTACCATATATATAAAGCCTGGTAATTATATTATCCGATGATGATGGTCGTCTTAATGACTTAAGATTCTTCCCATATCGAATTTCGGAAAAGGTATCTAGTCCTTTTTTACCAAGATTCACTACATAGTTATCAAACCATAAATCACAGTTCCATGTTTCACGAATAGCTTGGATTGCTTTTAAAGATGATATTTCTGTTAAATCAATGTCATTAAGTGTGGTAGGCTCCACGATTCCAATTTGGAACTCTGTACCTAGTAGAGCTTGTTCTAAAGCTTGCCTAGCTGTCACTCCGAAAAGTTCAACAGGTCGGTCAATATATTCATCCAGTAACTCGATGTAAATGTGTACAGCACGAACAGTAAAGGCTTTCTTACCTGAATCACTCGGTTCAATCGACTTGATAACATAGTTCTGACCTTCTATTTCTAAGTAGCCTTCTAATTCCAGTAAGCTTATTTCGTAATCATCAAATGGAATCTCAAAAGAAAGGAGCAGCTCACCATTGAGCCGCTCTCTGATTTCTGGTTCCTTTGCTTTTGTAAGGAAACCTAGTTTCTTTTTGGTTCTATCTTTAGCAATAAGCATAAAAAATACACCATCCTTTATTCAGTAGGTGCCTCGTCTGTGTAGCCTAAATCTCTTAATTGCGTTTGGTAAGGTTCTGGAACTGTTGATAAAGCCATCATACCTTTATCTACTTTGTAACGGTAGTAAGTAAGCAAATTAAATACCTCCTTTTATTTCAGCAACTTGTGCTTTTAGATCATCAATCTCCATCATCATCATAACAAGCATTTCTCCAATGCTGTCATCATTCATAAGGGATAAAGCTAATCCCTCACCAATATCACGAATGATTGGAGATTCCGCAAACTGATCAAACTCTTCTGCAGGCACACCTTTTTGAATGGCATACTCTCTTAATCTTTCAAGATTCTTCATAATCAACCTCCTAATGCTTTCACGCGTTTATATAGATCTGCGTTTGCTTGGATAAGGATTGAGACAGCTGTCTCTAAATCAGTTACATCCTCAACGATTTTATCTTGAACAGACTTTGGAGAAGTTTCATAAAACGCCTTCACTTCTGTTGCATTAACTGTAAATGAGTGACGGTCCAGGACTAGATAGGTCACTGTGTATTCTGCTGTTGGGTCATAATCAACATTTTCAATTCCCCAATAGGCAGTTCCATTTTGATTCGTTAAACTCGGGTACAATTTCCACTTTGATGAATCATCAATACTGTTTCTATATATCTTAAATACTTTTTCCGTACGGTATCTAAGATTTGAATCCGCAATATTTGTCGATGCCCCTTTTTCGTTTATAAACCACTGTTTAGTTGTAATGTGTTGTGTAGGAACAACCTTCTCCCTAACAATAACCCCACTAGTCACCTCAACCTGTGTGGTCCCACTTATCGCAATGTCACCCTCAACTAGGTGATTGATGTTGATTGTTTGAGGTGTTGCTAGGACATAGGAAAGCTTGTATGGCGTGTAGTTTGGAGCCTTATTCGCACTCACATAAGCTAGTGTCTGTGTTGGGGCATCCGTTCCATCAACTAAACTTCTCCATGCGGTAGGTTTTCCGTTAGCATCTACCATCTTGGCTTGCCATCCGTTGAAGTAGGCTTTGATTTCATCTGCGTTAGGTAAATATGATTCTCCGAAGCCAGTCTCAGAATCAGATGCGGAAATAATAACAAAACCTTCATCTATATTTGCAGAGTCAATTCCACCTCCGCCGCTCCATAGTCCGCTTGCTGTTGTTGAAACGTTCTTTAGTTGACTTCCATTATATTTCGATATAAAAAAATCATTTCTAACAAATGTGTCAGAAACCTGATTACCTCCAACAGGAGTAATATTTAAGGAAGTAGTTGAGAAGTTTAATACCTTTTGACCGCTTCCATCTGCACGTAATGACCAACCTAACGACCCATCCAACACAATATCTTTTTCAATTAATTTCCGTTTCAACCATTGTCCATCTTGCTTGAATAGACTGTCCTTCACAGTCCCAAGTTGCCCTAACTTCACAGTAGCGAATAGGTATGATGGATTGCGTGGGACGAATGGTTTGGCTGTGTTGCCTAAGTTTAATATCGGATTGGTAAAAATAAATGTGTTTGATGTACCGTTTCCTCTCACAATGTATCTAAGATAAACTGCTCCCACTGGTACGGTTACAGTATACGATTGAGCAATAGTTGCACCTGTATTTCCTATAACATTTTTATTACTATCCAACCATTCTACGTAATGTTGACCACCATTAGTTTTTGTGCATGAAAACGTGTATTGTTTTCCTGAAATAACGGGAATATCTACATAACTTGCACTAGAACCTGATGTTGTAAGTGATAATTCGTAGGGGCTAACTACAGTCGCTAATGAGCTGATACTATTCCACTCACTAAAAGGAGGAAGTAAATTTTCCCCCTCTGCAATCACCGCTACATTCTGCAAATGCTGAACGGCATCTACGTAGGGAAATCGTTTCTCGACTTCAGCCTCATTCCATTCAACACCGATTTTGTTGTATTCTTCTGCGGTTATTTCGTATAGACGAATCCCATCGAAATAGGAATATTGATTTTCAGTTCCTAAAACATTGAGATAAATATAATTTGTTGTCCCTATATCAGCTGGGGTTATTTTAATATATTGAAATTTGAAATTAGTAGTGTCTGTAATAACAGTGGGCGTAGGGTCTTTGTATGTCCCGTTATGAAATCTAATTCTTGCCCCAGTCCCTGCGTTACCATTCTTAACGTCGCCAGCTAACAAATAATATTTATTCGTTTCTAACGGTACTAATTTTCTAATACTTCCGCTAGTATCACCTGTAGGTATTGATATTTTTAAGGAACCATTACCATATTTAACATTTGCGGTATCTACTGTTCTTGGCGTTCCACTGATGGTATTCCAAACACTTGCATTTTCGCTATTCCCGTCATACCCAAGTAAGTTTACTAGTGTTCTTCCTTGAATCTCAAACTCTACTGGACTGTTTTGAGAAGCATTAATTACCTGTAACCCGTGAGAGATAATCTGGTTCACACGATCAGCATCAATTAATTTAGCATGCATTTCACGGATAAGAATACCAAGGGTAGCTCGAGCAACGTTATCTGCACCCATACGTCCATCCACAATTTCCGAATTACTATTTCCAGTATTACCTACAAGATTATTTAATTGTGATAGTAAGGCTTCAAGTGCTGCTTTTACGTTTAGCACATTTACAATGGAGCCTGTATACGGAATATGTTCTGCTTTATGTGCTGAAGTGCTGTTCTTATGATCATTGTCTCTGGTGATTGAGTCCTGCTCAATCTGGGTCATTCTAGCTGAATTAGAGGAAAACTCGTTATCGATTTTCGTAAAATTGTCATTGATATTTTCCCCAAAGGTTAGATCTAAGTCATTGCTTATTGGAAGATATCTTCCCATGTTCTCACCTCACAAAGAAGACACACTTTAATATAAATAGGTGTGTCTAAAGATAAATTCTATTGTTAAATTTGGATTGCTAGCTGTTAAGGTGAATAAGTTATCTCCTTCTAAAATCCGAGGGTATACCCCGCTGAACGCATAGAAAGCGTTAATGCCGTTAATAGTAATTCGACTAAGCTTACATTCGATTTCTAGTATATCTCCCTGTTGCAAGGTTAAGTCCACATTCAAGCCTTCTTCAGTCGTATCATTAGTAAAAATGATATCACTCCCTGTGCCTGTGATTCGAATAAGTGGTTTAGCCTCATGAGTACCAGCATGATGGACTGAAAAAGAAGTATTAGCTTGCTTAACTTCAAATGTATAAGAATCTCCTAGCCTTAATCCTTGTCCAAGTGTATAACCTTGTCCTAGTTTTAAAGGCTCAGAAGTATCGTTCACACTATAAGCAAATGGGTCAAAGGCTTTGAGTGGTATCGTGAACTTACCCATCATTGCCCCAATCTTTTCAAGCGGTAAGGATCCATTGAATTTCACATAAAATAATTTACCTGTCTGTGGTGAGACCACTAATGATTGAATGCCTCGTCTGGGACTAAACACGCTAGCTATTTTGGCTAGCTTGCTATGAAGCTCTGCTTTTGAATCAGCCTTTACAAAGACCTCCAATTCAATCTGTCTAGGACCAAATTCAGTTCCTAAATCTAGACTACCATCAAGACCAGGTATATCATCTTCCTGCTGCCGTGTTTCTGGCAAAATAGGAATGTTAGAACTTAATAGTTTAATACCTAAAGAGGCGAAAGAGTAACCTCCTATATACGCCCCTCCAGAAACGTCATAAGGCATTAACGATCACCTCCTGCCTTTAAACGTTGTGCGGTTAGATCTCTTTCTCTCCAATATGTGGTTACATCTGCGGAATCTTGTAACAAGACATCTCCACTTTGTATTAATGGGGCGTTGTAATTGTTAACCGTTTGTCCTGCACCAGCTACACCACCAGCCATTGCTAAGGAATTATTTCTTAACGAAGGAATGGCTGCGTTAGCCATTGCGCTAGCCTGTCTCGTAACTTGAGGAATAGAGTTTTTCATCCCAATTGCTAAACCTTCACCTACGTAACTACCCATTTCCATAGTTACTCTTGAAGGAGATTTAATCTTTAAAGTACTTTTTATAGTGCTTGCAACTGCCTCCGCGATTTTTCTAGCTTCGGCTACTAAAGGTCCTGTCATTTCACTCATACCATTTATTAAACCTTGAATGGAATTAACTCCTATGTCCTTCATGGATGCTTTCATAATATTCATTTCGCCAGTGGTACCCGTACGAATTTCCGTTATCTTTCGAATCCATTCTTTTTTGTATGTTTCAAGGTTAGATTGTGTTTGAATTCTTAATTCATCAATTTTAAGTTGGGTATCTCTTTTCATACCTTCTAACTCACGAGTGGCTTCGCTTCTTGCTAAACTATTCTTTTCCTTCCACAATTCAGAGTATTTTTGAAGCTCTACTTCGGACAACGTATTTAATGCGGCAATTTCACCTGCGGCTTTAGGTCCCATTAAACGAAGTTCTTCTAATAGGCCCTCATCAATCCCTTTTTCAGAAAGACTGGAAATGTTATTGGACCATTCTTTAAATGTTTCGACTTGAGATTGCAGATTTCCGATTAATTGTTGACCTGAAACCTCAGCGTTTTTAGTTACCTCATCAAAGATTCCAGCGAAACTATAAAGAGATTTAGCACGATCATCAACAGCTTTTTTATACTCATCCCCTAAACGCTTTTCATCATCCAGCATCTTCTGGTTCGTATCGGCTATCTTTGTGGCATACTCTTCATTTATGGAGGTTAACTTATCGTTAATCTCCTTTTTGACACGGTATACTTCACGCTCGTAATACTCTCTTTCCTCTGAACCCTTTTTATACCTGGCCAAATATTCTTCATACACTTTAAGCTCCTGAGTTAATGAAAGTTGGCCATAATATTTTCTTTTATCCGTTAATGATTTTTCACCATCGAATTGCTTTTTTCTCAGCTCTTCAAGTTGTTCAGCGTATTTCTTATTTATCTCATAAATCTCTTTATTAACTATTTCAACTGCGTTTGGAACCTTCTTGTATTCCACTTTTAGCTTTTCTAATTCACGGATTGCGTCCTGGGCGCTAATCTTTTTAGCATCCAGTCTGAGGTCAATATTTTTAAACTCCGTTTCGAAGCTTTTTTTTGTATCAGAAGCTGCCTTTTTAGCAGCAGCAACAGCTTTTTTGCTATCCTTATCAATCCCTTGAGCTAAACCTTGGCTAACATTCTTCCCTATTTCCTCGGTTACTTTTGAAGGAGAATGAATATCTAAGACCTTTTTCATCCAATTTGGAAGGCTTTGGGCAAGTTCTACAACTTTCTTCTTTATATCTCCACCCATTGAACCTATACCTTTAATTAACCCGCTAACGATGTCTTTCCCAACTTGAAGCAAATCAATCTTCTTAAATTCATTAAATTTGGCTTTGATACCCTTAACAAGTTCGCCACCTTTTTTCGTAATGGTGTCCCAATTCTTATAGAGAAGGACACCAATTGCAATTAATGCTCCTATCCCCGCGATTACTGCTATTACCGGTAAAGTCACAGCACCAACACTTACTCCTAATACTGCGGCCGCACCACTTAAGGTGACAAATATAGGTGCTAACGCCATGCAAATACCAACTAAAATTCCTATTGTAGTTACAATGGCAGTAAGAGTTGCAGCTAGTTTAGGATTTTTAGAAACCCAATCTGCAACTTTTGAAATGACATCTGCAACTATTTTTAATAATGGTTCCATAGAGGTTTTTAAGTCTGTAACAGCCTTCTTCATTTTAACTGCAGGATCTGCATCCAATTTCTCTGCTGATTCGTTTAATTCGTCTTGATTTACTTTTAAATTGACCACTTTATCTTTAGCGTTTAATAAAGTGTCGAGAATGTTTTGACCCTGATCCTCGTACATCGTTCCAAAAATTTCAACACCTAAAGTGTTTTTTATTACTTCATCATCAATTCCACTTAAAGTTTTGGCGATTTCTGCCATTGCTTGCTTACCGACTTCGCCACCTTCAGATACAGCTTTACCCCAATCTTTCATTTGTTTTGAAGAAATATCTGTTTTAACTAAGAAATTTTCTAAGGATTTAGGTAGATCGTCTCCAAATTCAGCAACCCTTATTCTTCCCTCTTTTAATCCATCCATTAAGTTGTCAATATTCCAAGTGCCAGTATTAACACCCGCTTCAAACAGGGCTTGAATCTCTTTCCCGTCATATCCAGCACGTTGAAGCTGGGCTCCATATTCAGCAATAGTATCTAGCTGCTCAGGAGGGAATCCAATACTCAAAAGATGTTTAGTAAGGCCTAATGCTTCTTCTTTTGATATTTTTAGCTCGTTTGCAATCTCGTTGGTTTCTTGAATTAACTCAGTAAAATCGATTCCAGCATAAGAATTAACAATCGTTGCGGCACCTTTGACAATGGCGCTATTTACTTCATCACTTGCTGTTTTGTTTAACAACCACTGCCTACGAACCCCTTCAAGAGCTGCCTCACCATCTATCCCATAAGCCTCTAGGTCCTTCACGGCATCTTTTACGGTTTTCTTGGATGCTTCTGGTACATCGAATGAAAGATCTATTTTTGTGTTTAATGTAGAAGTGTCTAATGCCGTTTCAATGGCACCAGCAATACCTCCACCAGCTGCTAAAGCACCAGCTACATTTTCAATGCCAACACCTAAATCTTCGACGGATTTTTCCGCTTCCTTTGCCTCTTTTGCTAATGATCCTAATTCTTTCTTTACTGATTTCAAAGAACTTCCATCATCTATTGATGAAAGAGCTTTTTTCATTTTATCTATATCAACATTTGCGCCTAATGATTCTTGTCCAATTTTTTGAATAGCTGTTTCAAGTTGTTTTGAAGAGGCTGTACTATTTTTTATTGCATTTGTTAGTTGAGTTCCTAATAACTCGGAAAAGTCATCAACACTTTTTTTAGTTGCATCAAAAAAGGTATTTAATTGTTTAGTAGATTCAGCAGCTCTTTGCTGCTCTTGTTCTAAGTTTGATACTTTATCTTTTAGCTTATCTAAGGAACCTTGAGTAAACTCAACTTCACGACGGAAATTCCGATATTGCTCTTCGGATATTTTGCCTTTTTGAAATTGGTCTTGAACTTGTTGTTCGGCTTGTTTCAATTGGTCTAATTTATCTGTGGTAGCAGCTACTTGATCAGTTAATAATCTTTGCTTTTGGGCAAGTGCTTCAACGTTACCTGGATTAAATTTTAGTAACCTCTCTACATCTTGCAGCTCACTTTGTAGCTGACTACTCTTCTTATTTACATCGGTTAATGCCTTCTGAAGGCCAACTGTATCAGAGCCGATTTCAATGGTAATACCTTTTATTCTTTTATTCGACATGTTCTCACCTCTCTTTAAAAGGAATCAAAATCAGATTGAGAAGCTGCTCGAGCTTTAGGTTCACTTGGTTTCTGCAATTCAAGGTATTCATGTATATAGTCCAAACACATTCCTATGGTCATATCCTCGACATCTGCTTTTGTCAGTTTGCAACGATAACAAAGAGCCAGGAACGTTTCAGTAGAAAATTCTCTATCTGATGCTCTTGGCTCATCGTTATTCTCTATTTTTTTTTTCCTCTTATGTTTGATTCAATCATCTCTTGTAATTCAGGAATGATATCTAATAAAGGGAATTCATCAAAACTATCTAGCCATGTTATAGGATCAGGAATAGATGGGTCTGCCGCTTTTGCCATTGTCCATGCAATGTTATAAAACACTTCAAAATCTAGTCCATCCAATGAACTAGAATCCAAATCTTGTACATTTGAAATTTTCCCTAATGAATCTAACTTCATGATTTCAACTAGGTAATCTTTTCGAAATTGGATTTTATACCTTAGAGCATTCGCTCCGGTACTTTTAAAAGGCACCTGTTTACCATCAATTGTGATTGTCTTTTCCAAGCTATCTCACCTCTTATACTACTGGTATTTTGTTATATACCGCTGTGTACCATGCATCATATACTGTCGGAGTTGTTGTAGCAGTTGTTGAGCGTTTTACAACCCCATCTTTTGGACGAGGACCTGCCACAAATGTTAACTCAGTTGTTCCTGGTTCGTGTGTCGTTGTTTTCGTACTTCCAGCCGCTCCTGGACGAGATACTGTGCAGCTGTATAAAGCGTGACGTGTTGCTTTAGCATCACCGTCAAATTCAAATAGCCAAGCTACCTTTTTCAGTTTCGCAGTATTCACCTCGGTCAATACGTTGTCGGTAGCCTCTAATACCTCTCCTAGCACGTCCTTACGAAACGATTCTGTGATGGTAGCAAGTGTTATTGACCCGTCATAACCTTGGTTAGTCGTGGCTGTATAATAAAGAATATCATCCGCGTAAAACTCAGTTGTCTCACCTTTAGGGGTTAATGTTAATGCGGTTGCACCCGGATATTTTACAGGTGTCCCATATGTGTAAGTACCGTCTGCAGCCTCTGTAATAACCGCATAATGTGCATTTTTAATACCAAATATAACTTTATTTTCTGGCATTCTAACTCAACCTCACTTCATAAATTTTTTGAAATAATTTTTCAGAATCAATAAAAGTCTCAGATGAAACATAGGGAATCTCATGATCATCTAAGACTTTTTCTAAGGTGGCTTCAACAACTAAATTCTTTTTAGTTGTATACAATTCAATGTTTACATCATTAATTTTGTGATACACCATGTTATCAGCCATCATGTGAGGGGAGTCCGTCACAAGATAACAAATATACGGTGGAGTAGGAACAGGATTCTCCGGTGTAGCTATCCAGTGGGAATGCGTGAAAGGTAGACCCGTTAAACCCAATATTTTCTTTAAGTCAACCAGATTCATTGTCCAATCACCCTTTCCACACGTTCCTCAAACTTCTTTACAATCTTTTCTTCAACTGGACGAATATGAACTTTAGCAGCTACACGACCACCTTCTGCTTTAACATGACCATGTTCCAGTAGGTGAGTGAGTTGGTAGTCTGTAGCATTGTGAATGATGATATCCTTTCCTACTACTTTCTTACGCCAACCTTTACGATAACTTCCAGTTAACTCTGGACTTGACTGTTTAAGTAAAACGACAGCTTCCTTTGTTACTTCCTCTTTCGCAAGTTCAACTTCTTCTTCTACAAAGTTAGTAAACTGCTGTAATTGCTTAGCAATCTCTTTTGTAATATCCGAAACTTTAACCACCAGCTCTCACCTCACAGTAAAGTTCAGTGAATCCGTCTTTTCTCATAAAAGTCTTATATACGCTATAAGGTTTACTTTCATAAGTTAGACTGTTCTCATCATCATATTCATCCGAATCCACAATTAAGAGAATCTTAGGTTTATGACCTAATTGGCCAGCTGCAGAAAATTCTGCAAGAGTAATATTTGATTTAGAGCAGAATATTTGTCTAGGTGTTTTGATATAGATAGGCTGATCTAGTTCATCTTCTGTATCTTCTGTGGAAGTGATGGACAATAAAAAGCACACATCATCCAGTGATATGTGCTTAGAATTGCCTATACTTGATTTAAGTGACGGCATCGACTTTCCCTGCCTTCTTGATAATCCGATTGTTTATTCTGCTTTTGAGATTCCTTGAAAGTGGGATATCTTCCAGGCGATTCCGATAACTCCAAGCAGCATAGTCCACGACAAGCATCTGATCATCTTCATTTTCGAAATCCAGAATGATGCCTGTTATTTCAATCTCATTTTTGGAACTAACTATTAGTTTATCAAAATAGGAATCCCTCAAAGTATGAGTGATTCCTAAATCTAATTTTAATAGGCTAAGCAATGTTTCTTTAGTATAACCGTCCATTACTCATCATCTTCTTCAAGAAGAGATTCAATGTGTTCGATAACACCTTTTCGTTTTTTCCCTTCGATTTCCATCTTTAGAAGCACTTCAAGTTTTTCACGACTTAAAGCTTTAGTTAAAGCGTTCTTTATTTTTTCAACGCTTTTATCTAGTAAATCTTCATTATTTTGAGTTGGTGTTTCAGTATAATCTGCTTGTTTAACAAAAGGATCATCAGAGGCAGAAAGAATCTCTTCATATCTTTCATCGGTAACCTCTATAACAGTACCTACTTCTTGAATAACATTGGTCTGTTTATCAATAAAGCTCCTTAAAACTTGGACTTTCATATTACTATCCCTCCTTAAGCGTTGGCTGTATCGGCAGCAAATGTTACTGCAGTTGCTGTTGGTTTTGTTTCTAAATCTTCTTGGCTAATGTTGATTGCAACGAATCCTTCACCAATCACAGGGCGACCGTCATAACGAGCAGTACCTTTGAATACTGTATTATCCTCGATGAATTGTACATGTTCAGATTGTGCTAATTGAGCTCCAGCACGCTCAGCTAATAGATATAGGGAACCGTAACCCCCGATAATAACATCGTCTGGGATGAAGTCTAATTCAACAATATCTCCACCTACAATTGGCATAGTGTTGTTTTGTCCTGAAACAATAGCACCAGCTGCATTAATTGTTAATGCTTTAGCTACTAAAGTTGCCTTTGTATTTGAGTTCATTGCCCAGAACTTCTCGCCGTTACTGTAGTTGGCTTTAGCTTTACCTAATTTAAGAATTAAATCTTTATAGAATAAAACGTCTGTATTTGCAGCTGGATCGATTAATAAAAGATGCGAAGCGCTTAAATTTGTCCATGCCTTTTCTTTTGTTCCCCAGTAACCAGGTTGAGCAGTTTCTGCTAGTCTAGTAACAATACCAACTGGCATCTTTACACCTTTCCCATAAAGGATGGCCTTATCTACCGCTAGACCGATTGCTTGACCTAATACATCCAAGATTTCACTTGCTAATGATAAGTCTGAATCCTCCAATGTAGAGTTTGGTACAGGAATAAATCCACCGACTTTATAACCATCTACTTCGATTTGGTTGAAGCCGAAACTTAATTCATTTAATTTGCCAACCATTTCAGTCCAAATTGCTTCTGGAACAGTACCAATGATATTTTGTCTAGCTTTTCCTGAAACAGGCTTTAATGTTACACGAGAAATCAATTTAGAGTAACGGTGTAAATTATCACGTAATAATTCTAGCATTACTTCAGGAAAGTTTAATTCGGCTCCTGTAACAGCTCGTTTTTCTTGCATAATTCCACGAGTACGCGTTAAAAATTCTTGCACTTCTTCACGTTTGATTAATTCCTCAGCTTGGTTACGTTGCATTCCGCCAAAAAACTTAAATCTTTTCATTGTTCCGCCTCCTAATTTTTGAGTTCTTTCTTGCTGGTCATCGATGCTCACTTTTGGTGAATTCACCGGGTCCTTGCTATTTAATTGTTCAAGCTCCACTTCTAGATCAGCAATTTCACCTTCAAGTTTGCTTTTCTTTTCTGCGAAGTCCGTTTTGTCTGTTTCTAACTTTGTGATTTCTTCCTCAACTGCAGCCACTTCTTCATCGGTATTGGCTTCACTAATGGCCGCCTCTAATTCAGATGAACGGGTTTGTAAAGCTTCCTCCTGTGTAGCTAAGTCCGGTAGAAGTGCTTTTCTTTGTTCAATTTTTCTAAGTAACATGAGTTTTTTTAACATTTTTTTAACCTCTCCTTCAAACTGTTTTTTCTATGCTCCAATTGCCTTTGCTTATGTTGTTCAATTTCAGCGTGTCGAGCTTGAACACCTGTCTCTTCATATGCTGGGAAAGTACACACAGAAACTTCATGTAAATCAATCTTGGTGATAGTCCATTTAACTGTCCCATCATCACGCCAATCAGTATCCTCCTTTTCGATATTGAAGCCGAATGAACACTGATCAACATCCCCACGATTAACACGCTCATAAAGATTTACTGCATCAGAATCTTTAGGATTGATTTTCACCCTTCCCCAAAGACCATGACTGTCAGCCTTCAATTCGAGAGTTCCAGACTTGTTCCTACCTAGAACAAGAGTTGTATCATGGTTGATTAAAGCACGAATGTCATTTCCTAGAGTTTCATCAAATGCACCAGGAGCTAGTTCTTCAGATGCACCTGGCCATAATTCAGTTGCCTTTCCAAACACAGCAAAATAACCTTCAATATACATTTCTTGTGAATCTGTTTCTGCTCTTGTTTTCAATTCGGTTTGTAAACTTCTCGTTTGTCGAACTTCTCTACTCATCATCATCACCCCCCTTCAGCTTTTTCTGATCACCTATCATGCCAGCTGGGATATAGTTTTCTAAGATAACTCTTTCGTTTAAGCCATCAAGTGGTGACATACCTAGCCAATCCCTTACCTCGTTACCTAGCATGATTCCTCTCACATACATATTTCCTCCTACATCCGCTAATTCTTTAAGGTCATATGAGTATAAAGAGCGAGGATTTAATTTGAAATACAGATCTGGAGCATACAACAATCCCTTAGTCATCACTTGTTCCATTCCCTTAGCAACAGGAAGAATCGTCGTGCTAACAAAGGTGTTATGTTCCTCTTTGTTAAACTCTCCAACCCCAACATAAAAAGGCGGCACACCAATCATGCTCGCCACTGTTCGTTTATCAAGTTGTACGGCATCATTAATTGCCAAATCGTTTAAAGATAAAGGTTTGACCTGTTCTACTTTTACAAGATCAGCAGGAATAACCCACGGTTTTCCACCGCCAGTTTCAGAAATGTACTTTTTAAGAATTTCATCTCGCCCAGATTCGCTTGCCAATTCTTCCGTCATGGCATCAACAGCTACAATGATAGACGGCTTCCATTTATCAGACATAAAACTATTTTTTGTTTTAGATGCCTGCTTAAGGTTGTTAACAATATCTTTAAGGACTACTTGGAATCCTCGGCCAATGTAAGGACGTTCAGGATCTGGATTAACTGTAAAATGTAAAACCTCGTCATAATCATAAGTTTTACCTTGGTATATGATTTGGTAAGCATCTACGGTATCTATAAACGATACACCCGAAGGTCTAAAAGGAATCAAATCATCTATTAATCCATCCTTCATTTTTGGATAAACAACACTATTCCCTTTTCCATCTAGGAGCATAGTGTAGACGATATTATACATCCATGTTTTTCTGGTCATTAACTTATAAGGATTAACATCCAACTTACGAGATAATGCATTTCGGACCCGAATATCTCCATCATCTGTATTTTGCATAAGGTGGATAGTCATGGTACTAATTAGCTCTGCAATTTTATGAACAGCCATCCTAACTTCAGGATTATCTGATAGCTTCGTGTAACCGGGGATGGCTAAAGTCTCATTAGCATCACTTGTTAAAAACCACCCTGTCGTGGTAGCAGGTTCTGACCTTACTTTATTTTTATTTTGCTTTTTCCTTTTCACTTATTTCACCCTCCTTTCAGCCACTGGCTTGCATTATTTACCTTCTCAATATTCTCTAACATACGAATAGACCCGAACACTGCCGCGTCGAATAAATCTATACGGTGTTCAGGCATTACCTTCTCATACTGGATCATGTCATCAGTCTTTTCGATGGCATGGACGTTTTGAACACAATACTCGAACGCTTGGGAATGTAAATAATAAAAATTTCCATCCTTGGCTTTTTTCTCAATCCGTCTAAACCCTTCTGACTTTTTGTAAAAGTATTGGGGTTGATCAACCATTGAAAAGCCCTTCTTCTTCATCTCCATGAAAAACTCACGAGAGAATTTACGGTCAAATCCTACCTGCTTAATCTTGAAACCCATTTGCTTCATTTTCACAAACCAATTCACAATATCCGAATGGTTGACCGTTGGTGTGTTACACATATCTAGCCAGCCGTCATCCTTCCAACCAAACAGAGGGATTCCATCATCTTCAGCTTTGCTAGCTGCAGCTACAATTGGGAACCAAGCGTGGGTGATTGCAATGTCTACACCTTGATAAGTCCCGTAAAGGGCTGATGCTGTTAAGTCATGCATTTTTGATAAGTCAGCACCACCGAACCAATCGATTTTTAGCTTGGCCAATTGTTCAAGCGTCCAACTATATTTCATGTCAGAGTTTTTAAACTCATCGATGTTAAAGTATGCTTTCATAGCAGATGTGTAGATATTCAACGATTTCGCTAAAAAGTCTTTTCGTTGTTGAGGATCATTTTGAGCTTGAAGTGCATCATTTAAAATATCATCTGGTCTGATTGAAACACCATATGCTGGGTTTGCTTTTTGATGTTGTATTGGATTGGTGTAATCCACATTCCCTTTTTCATCCTCATCAGCTTTCGCAATGAAAACAAAATATGCTTCATCCTTAATTGTTCCATCCAGAATCTTTTTACAATATTGCAATCGTTGATAACAAAAACTCGTCATGTCGTCACCGGCAGTGGTGATACCAATCATTAATTTATTGGTGTAGGCCTTCATTGCTTCTTTGATAATGTTATATTGTTTTGGTGTTTTGTAAGCATGAAGTTCATCCGCTATAGCGATATTACAGTTAAGTGAATCCTGCTTATCCGGATTGGCAGCAAGAGCTTGGATATAGATAGATCCATCTCCTAAGTCTCCAGAGATAGAATGTTCCTGGTTATTGTCTATTACTCTGAAACTGTCCTTCTCACCCATTTGGTCAAGGTTAAAATTGATAAAGTTAAAGCTTTCAAGTGACTGCTTTAAAGCAGCTGCTACTATATAAACTTTACTTCCACTTTTTCTATTTAATAGACCTAATGCCCAAGCAAGTGCTGCAGCAAAACTTGTTTTAATATTTTTCCGAGGAATATAAATAAACGCCTCTTTGAAGCGTCTCATTTTAGTCCCTTTATGAAAAAAACCTAACAAGTTGTAAACTTGATACTTATGAAAAGGCTCCAATAGAAAAGGTGTACCTCTTAATGGTGTTCCATCAAGCATTTCTCCCTGGGCGTGAACGAAGGTTTTTTCGATTATCCCAATAACGAACTCAGCATCTTTTGGATTAAATTCGTAATCAGGTTTTTTTAAGTCTTTCAAGAAACGTTGGCAGCCTTGAATTTGTTCCTTGTTTGCTGGCTTTCTTTCTTCCACAATGCTACTAACGTAATCCATTACTAAATCAAAATTTTTATGTTTCAAGTTTGCTCAACGCCTTTGCCAAGCTACTTGTTTTCTTTTTCGATTGGTCCATCTCTTTATTAATTCTTTTCAGCCCAGCTGGTGTAAGTCCTAAAATACTTTCATACGTAACCATTTCTTTTCTTATCGTTTTTATTTCCGAATAGATGGCAGTTGTCATAGCGTTAGTTGCTCCAGACTTATTTGTATACTCATCAACAAACTGATCGCCACTGTTTTCAAACTGCCTCAACAATATTTTATAGTCATATGACATCTCGGCATAGGTTCGGACTGTTCTGTCAAATTGCGGTCGATAGGTTCCGACAACTTTCATGTCTTCAATGACCTGTTTAATAATTTTACGAATCTGCTTTTCTTTTGCTGTAAGCGCCAAGTTTTGCGACCCCCTTTCTTAAAAATCGCGCTCTATTGGAAAGACCTCCCCCTCTCGGTCCCCAATTACTTGTTTTTATTTTGCAAAGGTAGGGGGGATACATACTGTTTGAAGTTCTCCAATCTTTCTCTCAACTCTTTCCCTCCACTGTTCACCCAACGTTGTTAAGATATCGGTGTTACGATCATGCATCTTCTCATGACATTTCCCACACAGGCTAAGCAAGTTCCAACTTTCCAATCGTAGATCTGGTCTAGCCAGTAATGGATTAATGTGATGAACTGTGGTTGCTCCTACAGTCTTACCGTATCGTTTGCACTCTTGGCATCTATACTCATCGCGTCTCAATACTTTCTCGCGTTTACTCTTCCAGCTTGTAGACTTGTAGAAGCTTGCCATCGTATTCAACTCTCTTTTATTTATGAATGTCTGATGATAATGAAACTATTACTTCGAGAATGTTTAAGATAAAATACTAAATTGACTATGAACCAATCTTAATTGTAAAATAATGTAGAATCATAGGATAGAGGAGAGAAACTATGGATAAACATTTCCCACCAGTTTACAAAAAAGCTAACTTTCATTGCCCTTTATGTAACGTATATGCACAGCAAAGTTGGGGTGATGGATACTATCTCCTATTCAGCTCTTATAAACTTTTTAGAGAATTAGACATATCCATCTGCGCTCATTGTGAAGGTAGATCACTTTGGATCCGCGAAAAATTAATTCATCCAGATAAATCTATAGCTCCTAATCCACATGATGATATGCCCACAGAATTGCTAGATGATTATTTGGAAGCCTCATCTATAATAAATAAATCTCCGAGAGGTTCAGCTGCTTTGTTAAGGCTTGCTTTGCAGAAGCTAATGATTGTCCTTGGTGAACCTGGTAAAGACATTAATAAAGACATTGGATCTTTAGTATCAAAAGGACTACATCCGCAAGTTCAACAAGCTTTAGACATCGTTAGAGTGATTGGGAATGAAGCAGTTCATCCTGGACAGCTTAATTTAAAAGATGATACAGAGACAGCAATTAAATTGTTTGGTCTAATTAACTTTATAGTCGAAGATAGAATTACACGTCCTAAAACAATTGAAGACTTGTTTAACAAACTACCTGAAGCAAAACTAAAAGGAATTGAAGATAGGGACAGAGTTAAGACTCCATAATTGGGGTCTTTTTATTTTCACTCCCGTAAGTTCATCTCCCCTAAAGGATAATGAGTTAATCCTTTTAATTTATCTTGAACTTCTTTAATGAAATAAAATCATAGTCACTTCCCATTGATTTTAGTTTCAAATCTGCCCTAAATAAGACCTTTGAGTTGACTTCAATACATAGGGAGTACAACTCAAGTAACACCCTGAAATCAAGCAGTATGAAGCTTTCAGCGGTAATTAAAAAACGAGTTGAACAGCTACAAATTTGAGTTCAACTGTATACAACAAAAAAAGAACTAATTGTCATATTCTTAGTCCTGTTTGGTATTTGTTTTGTTTATCTTGGTTAATGCCGATATACCTTAAAGTAATGTCTGTACGACTATGATTAAAAGCATCTTGAAGTGCTGCAATGTCTTTAAATTGATTGTAATGGTGATAACCATATGTCTTTCTTAGCGAATGGCAACCAATGCGTTCGAGATCAAATTCCTCAGCTACTTCTTGTAATATATAATAGGCCATCCCTCTTGATATTGGTTTTGGTTTACCGTTCCTATCTCGCTGCCGACTTGGGAATAAAAAATCATTTTTGTTCATTCCTTGAATGTAATGACGAACAGCTTTTTTAAGTTCTGGAGGCATTTTAACTTCTCGGAGTTTTTTTGTTTTTCCTTCCTTAACAAATACGGACCACCCTTGAACGTCTCTTACTTTTAACTTCAGGATGTCTGATATTCGCAAACCTGTTTGGATCCCAAATAAAAATAAAACGAAATCCCTTTCGTTTCTTCTTTTTAACATTGCTTTAATATCTTGAATGGTATTTAAATCTCGAATTGGTTGAACAAGATTCATCTCATTAACTCACCCACTTTCAATAATAAAAAGCAACCTGAATAAGGCTGCTTGAAAATATCTTGAATAACACCTCATTATGCTAATTGCTAAATAAATTTTTGCAATCTACATTTAAACAGGGAGGAAAAACCGAATAAAGTATGATTGCTGGTGTACAAAAAACAACAACAAAAACAATACTTACAGATTCCCCGGTACCAGTGCCACGATTGACGCGTTCGAGCTCCAAATGATCCTCCCTAAGGTTTCATTCTTCAACACCTATAACTATTATCGAGTGCATCTTGATAAGGGATAGTGCATCTCCCAGAAATTACTTTCTGAGATTAATGGTAATAAAATGCAAAGAAAAAAAAGGCAGCAAGTTTGTCCGCCTTTTTGTCTTAATTTTGTTCGGTTTTTGTCCGTTTTTTAAATAATTCCTAATGAGGAGGCAAGCATAAAAATTGCTACCTTTTTCTTTTCATAATAAGGTGTTTTCTGCAAACCAAGGTCTAAGTATATATTAAGATCATTTTGTCTTTCCAAGCTAAGGTATTTTTTTTCAATGATTTGTCGTTCCACATGATCTAAGCTGTTATTCAATGCTCTTTCCATTTGGATTACTTTCAGTTCATTCTCCACATCATTCTCCAGTAATTTAGGAAATATATGCCCTTGAATGCCATTTTCGTTTAATTCTAGTTTGTTTTGTTGCTGAATCTTTAAGGCTTTGTATTTCTTCAATTCTTTCACAACAGTGGAACGAATTTGCTTTTCATCGACTTCTGGAAAGAGAGATAACTGACTACTCATCTTTTCTCCCCCCTGTGGTATAATAATTTTATGACTGTTACCTCGGCTGGGAGAAATCCTGGCTTTTTTATTTTTCTTTATTCCCCCAACGAGCTGCCACTGCTTTTTCATAGGGGAATTTCTGGCGATAACCTTTCCGCATTTTAACCCCCTCTTTTACAGGATGCTTTGCAATATAGTCAAGTCTCTCTTTATCTGACATAATCCTAGTTGTGACATGATTCATGATAAACCTCCTTCGTAAATGTTTCGAATTGTTAATAAACTAACTAAACTAATGTATGTTTGGTATCATTTTTAATACTGGAACATATATTAATAAAAGCAGCGCTCGCGTCATCTCTAGGGAGATGATGGTCATTACTTTTATTGAATGGGTAATCCTTGGGTATTTAATTCTTGCTTTCTTTAACAATAAGATTTGGGAAGATTTTAAGAACTGGATAAAACGTAAGAGAAAATAATTTTTGAGATAACGCGAGTTCTGCTCCTTTCCATAAGGTGCAGGGCTCGCTAATAATAATTAATTAAATGTTAATTAGTTTGATGTTAAAATGCTGGTTTCCTCCTTAATTTAGGTGGGTGACCGGCATTTTTTCTGTGTTTCTTCAAATCAAATCCCAATATTATTAAGGTTATATGGCCTAATATTAAATATACTAATATTTGGTTTAGAATAACGGTTCTTGAAATACTCCATCACTAATACCAATTTTATTTCCCTTTTCTCCTTTTCCCACGAACTTTCTTCTTTCTTAGAGATACAGGAAAATCTTTTAGCAATTTCCGACGGTATTTCCATAGCTGCAGCTCATCGGATAGCTTTTTGTTGAGTAACTGTGATTGCAAATTTGCTTGCTCTAGATCATTAATGACAGAGGTTGTAATCAGATGTTTTTGATTTAATTTTTCAATCTTTTTATTTATGACTTTCAGAAAATAGAAAAACAAGAGTGTAACGATGATTAAAAAAAGAAATTCAATTATCATAACTTAACTGCTCCTTTACTGGTTCAATATCAAAATGGCAAATCATCATCATTTATTTCAAAGTGGCTGCTACTTTGAGCAAATGGATCCTCATCTTTTCTTGGTGGTGGTGAAGTATAGTTAGCATTTTGACCGGAATTTTGCGAACTTTGACTACTTCTTGTCTCTAAAAACTGAATTGAATCTGCTAATACTTCCGTTACATAAATCCTTTTTCCATCCTGACCATCATAGGAGCGTGTTTGGATCCGTCCATCTACTCCTGCCAAATTTCCTTTTTTTAAGTAATTTGCAACATTTTCAGCTGGCTTTCTCCAGATAACGCAGTTTAAAAAATCGGCTTCACGTTGGCCTTGTTGATTAGAAAAAGGACGATTAACTGCAAGTGTAAAGGTAGCCACTGGAACTCCATTAGGTGTGTATCGTAATTCAGGATCTTTGGTTAAACGTCCAACTAGTACAACCCTATTCAACATGTTATTACCTCCTAAAGATTAGGAATAAGGGGGAAGAGAATCCCCTCCCCTCTTAATCTGTTAAGCTATTACTACAATATTTCCAGCTTCAATTTCTTCTTTTAGCGCTTCCTCTAGGTAAACCTTAATTCGTTGCATAGCTACGAGCTTCCATGCTCCACCGTCAGCTTCGAATAAAGCGCATTTAGGTCCATTTTTCATTCGAAAAATAAATTCACTTTCCGGCTGCACCACTTCTATAAAAGTTCGATAAGGAGCAAGCACCACTGGGTTCGGTACTAATACATTGTCCACTGTGGAAATACCAGTTTTCGCGACAACCGATTGGGAAACACCGTAATCCCCTACTGTTTTTACAGCATCTTCTCTGATATTACCGACTACTTTAAGCATAATATTTCGATCTTGATTCGAAACAAAGGCTGATTGCAGCTTAATGTTGAATTCCTCGGAATCGTACCAGTTATCAAAAGAGAAGGAAGGCAGCATTGCGGTAGCTTTGATATACTGGTTTCGTTCATAGTCTCGATTAAAAGTACTAAAAACGATGACCTCCGAAGGGCTTAATACATGTACCATACGACTTGTACTAAGCTCATCGGCATCAAAGAAAGATTTCACGTAATCTACTAATCCAGAAAGACTTCTAATTTGTAGGGAAGATGGCTTTTCTTCCTTAACCAGGTGCAGCATTTGAGTTGAATAAACTTGGTTTCCGATCTCCGTTGTATCAACATTTCCTAATCCAACAATGTACTGAATGGCTTCTTTAATCATTTTCATTCCTCCAAATAGTTTTATAGATTATTTAAAACTAACAATCTTGTTGCCTCGATCGTCAGCGATTTCACCTTCCGTATCGATAAAGGTTTGTCCTTTTAGACCTGATTTCAATTCCTGACCAGTAACTTTTCCAGAGCTGTCCAAATCAAGCAGTATTTTACTTTCAATACTTTTTGCTGGAGCTAATGCCACCTTGGTTTGAATAGATGCTCCAGCAATATCTCTTTGATCATCTGCTTTTAACGAAATGACAACTGTCAATTTTCTTACTTTGTTTGCATCAGTATTAGGATCTGCGATATTTTCCAAAAGCTTTTTCATCTCAATGTTTACACGTTCGGCCAATGCACCTTCCGCAAATTGATTAAGATTGATAATCGGATTAGACATGTATTTTCTCCCCTTTTTCTTTCGTAGCAAACTCAAAATAATTAATCGATGCCAATAGATCAAGTTCCCTTCTAGCTGCACCTAGTTGATCAATCAACCTTAGATTTTCTTCATAAACCTTGAAGCGAGTTTTGGCTTTGAGATTTCTAATTTCGGTTACTAGATTTTTTTTAGTTTCTTTCTCTTGCTCCAATTGAGCTTTTACTACATCCAGCTGCTCGGCTGTTTGCATAAGCCAAAGTAAATCAGCAGCACTTACAACAGAATGACCAGCATGAACAATGGTTTTGCTAAATCGTTTTTCGATTTCTTGTGATATCAATGTATATCACCTCTTTTTCAAATGATTGTTTACTAGGAATCCTTTTCAACATCTCCATGATTGCGGCATGACGATAGTTAATTGTTTTTGTAGCTAGGTAATATAATTGTCCGAGTGTGAGCTTTTCCATCACAGAACCTTTATAGCTCTTTGCCTTGCTAAATGGCTTCTCATCTCTATGTAAATCCGTTCTAGCTCTGCCAATGGTAGGTTATAAAGCATTGATTTAGATTTCGAGTGGAAATATTGATGCTCGAAAAATTGATTAATAATTGCTTTTTTTCGTTCTTCAACTGCTTTTTTAAGCTGGGACATAGGTAACCTCCTTTCTGTTTTATTTTGATTTAAATGCTTTGAGTTTTTCTTCCAGGGCTTTCTTTTTTTCTGAATTATCCTCTGGCAGAGTAGCTACTCTTTCATCAGGGGTTTTTTGATTCTCGTCAAACCATTTAGGAATAATCTCAGTTCTTGTAGGTTTATTACTTTTACCAGTACTGGACCTACGTTTAGCTTGCTGTTCTTTGAATGCCATTAATGCTGCATGAACCTGCTCAACTGTCTGGATATTCTTATCCACCCAATCTCGTAAAATGGATTCTACATAACTCCATTTTTTCACGCTTCGTTCAACAGCAAGTTTCATAGCTTCTAAGACTAGATCACTAGAAAGATCATCACACCAAGAACCAATTTTTTCTGACATATGTCCACCGATTACACCAAATCCATTTTCTTCAAAAAAACGAAACGGATTCATTTTTGACTCCTGCTCAGGCGCTTCTTCTTCTTTTTCTTTATTTCTATCTGAAGTACTCTCTGTAGTAATCTCTGGTATTGGTGTGGTCAAGTTGTCCACTTCGATTGGACACTCTGACCACATGGACTGGTCACTTTGACCACATGGAATTCCCGTTTGGTCAATCGACTGGTCACTTTGACCAAACGCACTTTCAAATTGGTCATTCGAATGATTTTCATTCGATAAATTGTCGAGCATTTCATAATTCACTCGATACCATTTTGTTTTATCGATTTTGCTTTTATTGTAATTACCGCATATGACAACGCCTTTTTTCTCAAGGTTGTCAATTATCCGGCGCAATGTTTTCTCGGACCAAAATGGAAATTGTACTTGCCAGTCTTTGACGGTGTTATATACCCACTTGTGGCCATCGCGAAATTTATCGCTTTTTTCTATCCAGTAGTGTAATTGTTGTATAAAGATACTTTCGTTTAAGCCAACAGCTACAGCTAAAGCTGGTAAGACAATAAGGGGCTTTTCATCTAGTAGAAGTTTTCCCATTCTTTTTCCTCCTTTCCGTTTCTATTGCATCTTCCCGAATACATATGGCATATCCACCTTGTACCTCTTGAAAATGATAGTTCTTATAGCGTTGCAAATATTTTAAGACCTCAAATCTAAAATCTCGCTCAGGCAAAGTTGATCGCTGCGTGAGCAGCCATTCAGGTAAAACTACATTGGTAGTAGATTGAATAATGGCCATCTTAAGCCTCTATGAAAATATGAACATGATGATTTTTATTTTGAGGCAAGTCCTGGAGAATCTCTTCTGCACGATCCTGACATTCTGAAACACTATGAGCGAAAATGTACTCTGTATGGACCGTAGAAAAACTACCATTCAATTTAATTGCAAAGTCAACTTCATAAAGCATCATCTTGCCCACCTTTTGAATTTAGTTGGTACCTGGTTTAACTCTGGATGTTTTTTTCTTAATGCTGCGATTTTAGCTCCCACGGATCTAGGTTTACGGTTTAATCTCATTGCTAAATGATTGGTTTGAAAAATGTTTAAATGGTTTTTCAAGTAAAATAGTTCATGCTCTTCCCAAGCACCTTCAATAAGTGCTTCGTGTACCACTGGTACTGAGATTACTTCCACAAATGTTGGTTCACCAACTGCTTCTTTACCAAGCAACTTTTCACCGAGATTTATGAGCGTGTTGCCCACATTGCATTGAGTTGAGCAATATATATAAGAGTTCATGCTAGTCGTCCGTTTGCACCCTTTGCACTCGGTATCGAGTAGATTAGTTATCTTTCTTCGAATAGACCGCTTCTCTTCGCGGTTCATTGGGCAACCTCCTTTTGTTAGTAATCGGTGCGCACCGGAATAGCCAGGATGCCTAAAAAAGGGGGTAGGCATGATTAGGAACATTTATTGGGAGGTTCCTGGCTATTACGGCAAGCCCGATTGGGGTAATATAACCACCAATTAGCTTGCAACTTGTATTTTTGATGACGATACAATAGCAGTCATACTAGGACACCTTTCTTGGCTTCCAAGTATCTATGTAGCGTAAGGCTGCTTGCATGTCGCTTTGTTTTATATTCTTATAACTATCAACTCTAAATCGTTCTTTTAGGTCGGTGAAAAGAGATTTGAATAGTTGAGAACGGCGGTCTGGATTTTGTTCTAAATCATAAATTTTTTGTGCGATTGCTTTATAAATTCTCTTCTGTTCTCCAGAATGGAGGGTTACTTGATTCATTCTTAAGCTCCTTTGCTTTTCTTATTTCAACAATTTGAATTGAATCTATCTGACTAATTAACTGCTAATCTGCTATACTTCTGCAGCGTTCTCTTTTTCTCGACGGTAGAATTCGACATTTTTTCACCGAAAAAAAGCGAGGTTTTCACCTCTGGAGATTGCTATTATTCAATTGAACGGTGTACCGGACCTCACAATCGATATCACAAAAATATTTATAATTTGATATTTCTTTACCGCAATAGAGCCATTTTTTCTTGGATTCCAAAGTCATTGGATACCGTTCGATTCCTTATAGTTATCAATTATTTCCTGCTTAACTTCTTCCCAAGAACGATCTGTTTCAAGGTCATCGGTTTTAAAGGTAATGAAATCGAAATAAGCGTGATGAGTAGTACCTTCCATGTTGTGAGATAAGATTAGAAAATTACTTCCACTTCGCCGTGAGGTTTTCCACAAATCATATTGAACCGCCCCAGGAGAAAATCCAAAACCATTATAATGTTCTTGGATATGTTTGCTAACAAAGGCTTTTGAGTGACCAGTAAAGTGAACATAAAAATCAATAGCTTTTTTACGGGATAAAGGCTTTTTCATATCCTTTTCTTCTTTTTTGACAGCTATTTGAATATCTTCACCGGTTAATATGGCAATCTCATCTTTTTTGATGTAAGCAATATTCTTCTTGAACGTGCTGTATCTTTGAGAATCCTCATTGTAATTGAAAGAAGCAAAAGGCTTTAAACCTTGGTAAGCAAATAAACCATCTCCACTAGTAGAATAGATAGTCCACACGCGACCTTTGTAAAAGACAACTTTATCAATCAATTCAACTGTTAGTTCCACTGTCCTTCCTCCTTATCCAACTACGATTTTTACTTGCCGATCTTTTTCATCTGGCTTAACCAAAACTGGCTGGAGAGCCTCTTGAATCATGTTAAGTATTTGATTTGCCCTATCGACTTCCTTTTTTGAATAATAATCGTCTTCATTTTCAGCAACCGCACCTAAAAACCCTACAGTTCGCCATAATGCCGCATTACAACAATCATTAATTAACTCACGGTCTTTATTGCGGTAATCGATTTTCAATACCATAAATTTACCTCCAAACTTTTAATTTGTTGGTTGCTCCTTAATCCATGTGAGCAAAAATTCCTCACATTCCCTTGATGGAAAATACCATTTACCCCCGATTTTGAATTTCGGGAAACGCGGATCATAGAAGAATTTTTCTTTGATAGAGTTTTCACTCATATTGGTTTGCTTAGTAAGTTCCTTCATATCCCAAAAAGTACAACGGGTTTCGATTTGATCAAGTCGCTTTCTCATTTCTGACAGAAAGCGCTGCTCAATCTCCCTTTCGTTAATTTGAATACTTAACATAAGTCCTCCTTTCATGACTAATCGATTAGTTGGGTAAATTAAGAAGTGTATTTTTCAAGAGTTCGCTTATGTTCCTTTAAGGAACAATTATCCTCAAAAAAAATTGTCCAATTAAATCCTAATGTCGCACCAATTAATTTAGCTACAGAAACGGTTGGGGTCTTTGTGCCTTTTTCGATATGTGTATAGTAACTCCTTGAGATTAAGCATTTCTCTGCAACTTGATTTTGAGTTAGGCCTTTATTATTTCGTTTGGTTTTTAACCAATCCAAAGTTGATTCACCTCTTTTTGTTCCTTTCAGTAACTTTATATCTTGATTATATGTTCCGTAAAGTAACATGTCAATATTAATTTGTGTCTTTTAGGAACATTTATTCAAAGTTTCTATTAGTAACATTATAATTAATATAAAATGCTTAAATTGGTGGGTAAATATTATGGAAATTTTGGCTAAAAGAATTAAATATGAAAGAGAAAAAAGAAAAAGTAAAGATCCGAAATGGACACAAGAGTACATTGCAGATCTACTTGGCATAGCCAGAACGACTTATACAGCCTATGAAAAAGGTACAAAACAACCGCCAATTGAAACAATTAATAAAATCGCAGACTTGTTTGATGTTTCAACAGATTATCTTTCTGGTAGAACAGACGATCCATCGACAAATAAGCCAAACGAAAAAACACCTGAAGATACATTTGATGACCCTGAACTCAACATCTTCTTTAAAGAGATCAAAGGGGAATCGCCTGAAAGACGAGAGCAGCTCATGAAGATATGGCAGATTATTAAAAGTGAGGAAAAATAATTTAACACGCAAATATTGCGTGTTTTTATTTGAATAACAATTGTAAAAATATTGAAGAACAGTAAAGCTTTTGTTAACAATAAATACCCATTTTTTTAAAAGGAGGAATCTCTATATGACTACAGAAGCGCAGATACTTATACCTGAAAGTATTAAAGAAAATATTTTTGCTTACAGATTCAAAAATTTTTTACAAAGTGCAGGAAAAAGATATTCTGGTACTTTAGAGCAATTAAAAGAAAGAGTTGAAGCTAATTTAGGTGACGAAGATTTTAGGCTAAGGTTTCTAGAATTTCTTAAAAATGAGCTTAGTAACGGCAAGAATCGTCAGATTTATATTTCAAAATTTGAGATCTCTAACCTTCATGTTTTAAGAAATGTAAATTCAGTTCAAAGTAATCTAGCTGCTTCGGGCTTGCCATTCGAAAATTTTAATAATCTTTTAAAAGATGATTTAGAACACGAAGAACTAGTACTTTTAAATGTTGAAGCAGATAATGAGTATCCAAATAAAGTAAAGAAAATTGAAATGTGTTTCTATAAAGAAATTCAGCCATCTGAGGATTTTAAAAAAGATAAATTCACAGATTATGTATGGGTTGAGATTAATCCAGAAAATCAGACAATACTTATTAAAATTAGGCCTCATACTCAACAATATTTAAAAAACTTTCACACTTCTAAAAAGACTTATGAAGAAATATTTGAGAAGTTAAAGGAGACCTTTCCTTTAACGATGATTGACATGAGATATGCAAAAGAGGTTTTCTATACCATTTTTAAGGAACTAACAGAAATTGCGGAACAACCATATAGAGAAGTAATAGATCCGTTTACAGATTTGATAAATAATTTTCAAAATGAGCTATTGCCCCAAGTTGGTATAACTAAGCCGGAAGATATTTCAGTAATTGCAACTCGATATAAACGACTACTGGAACGAAGTCTAATTATTAATGACATTGACAATTATCTAGGCTATCATACTAGTAGAAAAGGAATAGTTGAAAGGATAGCATTGACAGATTTATCAGGTGCATCCGCTAATGTTCTCTCGGGTGATCAAGATGGGCTGGATGTTGCAAATATTTATTTTGATATCCGAGAAACAATTGATGAAATGAAAAAGCTTGATAAATTGTGGGTTAAGTGGTTTTTATACGAAGAGAATATTAGTGACGAACAAATAGAATTATTTGATGGTGAAGAACTTGAAGAAGAAGAGAGTCAACCAGTTTATGAAGATGGAAATACAATTGTTGCACGTTTTGAAGTTACGAAAGAGTACATAATTATTAATTTTATGAAAAAATTATGGGTAAGTAAGGAGGTACAAGACTATGTTCTTTCCACCTTTAATGAATTTGAAGAAAAAACAAATTAGCAATCATGAAATTGAAATATTTGATTGGTGGCTTGGAACTAGGAAATCCAATGTAAGAAAATATTTAAATCCATTGCAATTTAGTATCGATTGCAGCATGAACTTTGATAATTCATTGAAACTATTTACGTTTAGCACTTTAGAGGAAACAATCAATTTACTATCAATAAGATATGTTTCAAGGTGCTATAACTGTAACGACGTGTTATCAAGACAGGAAGATTTTTTTGACGTAAAAAAGGTGAGTAAAATTTGTCCTAATTGTGGTGAGAGAAATTTAGAGGAAATAATAAAGGATAATGTAGAAATCTATTTTTCTTTAAATGAGTTGCCACGAGAAATTTCAGATCCAATTACTCAGCCTATTGGTATTGGCTCGGGAAAGGCAGAGAGCCTGCAAGGTTCTATGATTAAACCAACTATCGATTCTAATGATGACCTTAGCAGGCTCTTCTCCTGTTTTAAGTAG